CCAATAGAGTTTGACGCACCGCCCGCACCAACATCAACAGCGTATGTTCCTGCTTCTAGATAGATGCTTTGTTGAAGCACTCCACCTGCGCCACCACCTCCACCTGAGTCTGTTCCAGCACGACCGCTTGCGCCACCTCCGCCGCCACCAAACATCAAAACATCAAACAAACCTGCTGTAGTAACAACAAAGTTACCGTCAGAAGTAAAAGTGTAAAGATTGTAACTAGAACCACCAACAGTAGTAGTGGTCGCCGTGCCACCCGAACCAATGCCGTAAGCACCATACTGCCCAACAATAGTCGGGGTATTACCGCTACTTACATATCCGAGATCACGCCTGTTCGGCATAGTTAAACCGTAATCTGATTAACGAAACCGTGAATACAAATCACATTCGCTGTCGCAGCAAACGCTTTAACAACAAGCGCAGTCGCATTACCCTTGATAAGCAAACCAGGAATCACAGTCACCAAACCAGCCTCAGGTTGAACAGTAACCTCGATATTGCCATCAGGTGCTGTAGCCTCGCCCCACTCAATCGTCAACTTAACCGACGACGCTGAAGTGTTTACCGCATACAACCAAACCTCATCAAGAGTCGTAGTTGTAGTCGAGCCAGTATGAATTGTTGTGCCAGCAGTAGCAGTAGCAGCAACCTTGACGGCTTTGCCGTCTGTGCTACCTGAAAGAATCTTTTTAGTGAATGTTGCCATGTGTCTCCTATATTAAGCGAATACCTGTGAACCTAAAACTAACTGGTCGCTGTCACCAGTAACACCACTAGCAGGCAAAACAGCCCAAGCAGCATCAGTACCGTTAGAAGTTAGCACATAACCAGCCGTACCGATAGCAATACGGGCAGGGTTCGCAGACGAATTCAACGTCAACAAATCGCCACGAGTAGTCATCGTTGACGTAAACTCGTTCGCCTCATTAGCATCAGTCGCTGTAAAAACTGGATAACAAGTAGCACCAGCAGCATGAGAAGCGGCAGTAGTGCCATCAACGCCACGAGTTATCGACGACAACGATGAACCTGTGCGGGAACCAACCAAAACTTTTTCTTCAGTAACCAAACCTGGGTCAATCACCATAAAGAACGGACCGTTAGCGGTGTCATTCCATGCTGTGACAGCACCCGTCAAAAGTGCGGTGGTGTCGCCAGCGGTAATAGAGTTCGTGAGGGTACAAGCGGGAGCCGCACCTACGTAAGACCGTCTAGTGACTGCTGACATTTATGCTCCTAATCTTGTACCGAACGCATTGTAACCGTACAGGTTCCTTCAAAATCCCAGTTCTTCTGGAATCCGTCTATCACCTGAAATTCTAAATCTTCCACTACAACAGAATATGTTTCCAAATTCTCTTGATAGTTTACCACCACAGGGTTTGTTACCAAATCCCGTAGCGCTTGTAGTTCTGATTCTACATCAAAATAATACTCGGTGTCATATACCCGTAGTTTGTGGTGCATGAGAATAGGGACACGGAAAACTTGGCTTCGGGCTGGGGAAGCGTACGCTCTAGCCATCCAACGGGTGAGGGTTGGGGCTGTGGTTGCTGACCCTCGGTTTAGTTCTAGTTTGAATTTGGCTTCAATGAATTTGGCTTGCGGACCTGTCGCTACCGCTTCTGTGGTGAGTTCTAATTCGTGGGGTGTCATCGAGTTGTATGCGCCGTCGTCCGATGAGATGTATGGGATGATTGTGCCGTACAGGGGGGTGGTTCGGATATCAAATTTGGCTACGAATTTGCGGTCTGGGATACCCCAACGGTAGATACCTGTAACGATTTCTCCTTGTGCCACAAAGTTTGCTGAGTCTTCAACGTAAACACCTGCGCCTGATACTGCGAACACCCGTTTGTTATCGTAAGTGGCACACGACAGTACGTTGGCTGTTGATGTGTGCATCAAATCTGTTGCGTGCGCTGGGGTGTTTGTTGCGATGAATGTTGATAGGTCTAATCTGCCTAAGCCTGTGGATGTGCTGTCGTATTGTGACCATGTGAACCACACGTATTTGTCTTCGGCTGTGAACGATACGACGTCGCCTGTTGTTGGGATTAGGGCGCCAGCGGTGAGGTTCCCTGCGCTGTCCGCTGTCGAGTATCGGACACCTTTGTTTGTTCCGATAATGATTGCACCCAAATATCCATATATACATTTAGGTATTTCGCCTGTTGGTAGTTCTAATGCGACTACTGGTTGGTCTAGTACACCTGCCGAGGTGATAGTAATTTTGTAGATTGCGCCACGGTCACCTGAGTATCCTGCCGCGTAGATGGCGTTTTGACCTGAAGCGAAACTAACCCAGTTCCATGTTGATATCGGGTGGGCGTAGTCGTCGCCTCCAATGTTTCCTGTCGGGTCGTAATACAGGTCTGTTGCGGAAGCAGATGCGCTGTCTCCGCTGACTATTAGATGTCCTTTAACGAAGTCGACATAATATAGTTGATGCCCGTAAGCGACATTTGATGCGGTGTGTGACGAGTTAACTTTCCACAAACCAAAACTGCTTGTTGTGCCAGCGTAAGTTAAATATACGTTTGTGCCGTCTGATGCGATGTCTCTGGCGGTGAGCGCAGGTAACCCTGTTACCGATGTCCATGTTGGTGACGAAGCGAAAGGGTTAGAAGAATAACGGACAGCGGAACCATCTAACATATATAGTTCACCGTTTGCTACAACCACCTGTAGGTTTGTGTTCGCCGACGAACGGGATTGTTTCGTAGCGTTTAACAAAGTTAACTGTCCCTTAGTCCACGGGTTAACACCTTTACTGGAATAGTATCGGTAGTCTTGTGCGTCTGCTGTGTCAGCATATTTTTGACCAGCACCGAAATGCCACGATGATTCACCTCGACGCCATAGTCCTTGCGGGTTGATTGCTGCTTCGCCTGGGCTTGTTGACTGGTCCACCGAGTCACGCACACGTGGTTCGAAACCTCTAGTAAACGTTCCCGCTTTCTGGTCAATGAGATATGGTCTGCCGTTGATAGCCAACGGAAAAATGTCTGGTACTAGTTGAGTGGTTGTACCACCAGCAAAAAATTTTGGTGATGGGTAGAACGCATCGGTGAAACGTAGAAGCGTTGTCACCGTTTAATCCTTAGATAAGAATGTTGGGTATGCTCTTGCTAGACGTGCTGCTTCTGCTTGGATACGGTCCCGTCGTAAACGGATTAGACCTGCGGTACTGTTCGCTACCGAACCCATCGCTACTTCGTCTGCTCGGCGTGTGTCGCCTTGTGATTCTGTGAAATTTCGTTTAATTTCTCGTGGTGACATTAACCGTATTTGTGCGCCTAACGCAACAATGTCTGTGACTGTTTCTTGTACACCGCATCCGCTGTTGATGTCTGTTGCTTCTGTGGCTGCTGCCGTGTATGCGGCTTTGTAGACGACACGTAGACGCCCTGGGAATACTGCTTGGTCGAAACGTAAAGCGAACCCTGATGGGAAGTCGTCTGTTGGTAGGTCGCGGATGAGACGGATTTTGCGGGCGATAGGGTAGTCGTCTGTCATGTACCTAACTGAAACTGTTAACAAATCTATGATACTTGTCACATTAGTTAGGTCTATCATTGCGTCTGAACCGTTGTAATCTATGTTCAAAGTTTTTACTTGGAACAGTCCGTGCATCGGTGAAGACAAATCTGATAGTTCGTCGTTAACTGCTTCTAATACTTGTGCCCTTGGGAACCTTGGGTTGACTGTGATTACAGCACCAGCGGTGTGTGCTGCGGCAGTTGAGTTATTGAATCCTCTTTGTACTGTCAACGTTTTTGTTGGTACATCTGTCGACCAAATGTACATCAGTTCTGAATCTATTTCACAAACTTGTCCAGAACGTAACCCTTCCAGCGGGTAGTCAACTACAACACTCGTACCCGAAGATGTGAGTGTTGTAGTTAGTTTATTGCGGGCTTCTACCGTTCCTGATAAAAGTTGTCGCAATGTCCTATCAATGACTACTGCTGTTGTTGTCATTTACTTTTTCTTTTTAGCCTTCATCATCGGTTTGCCAGTTTTCTTGGCTTCCATTTTGGCAGCCATTTTACCCTTTTTAGTGTAAGGGAATTCTTTCTTTCCTACCATTGGCATAACGGTCCTTTCGTTAGTGAGATAGAAAGATTACCATAATCAGCAATCCCATTTACGTAAAGCCAAAGCCTTACGTGTTGGTCTGCCTTTCGAATCTTTCATAGGTCCTGGCATACCACCCATCCGAGCACAAAACGATTTGCGGCGTGCCGCTGCTTTAGGTGATTTCTTTGCTTGGGCTGCTGACACAGGTGGTTTCAGGTTCATACCTTGCGCTTTGGCTGATGCACGACCTTTAGCGTTGAGTCCGCCCGCAGGGTTCTTGCCTTCTTTGCGTTGCCACGCTGGTGTTTTAGCCA